ATACGCGGGCCGGACGGGCAGTCACTGAACGAGACGGTCTTCCGCTGGATCGACCCGGACCTGAGGTATTGGGAAGAGCGCGGGTTCGCGTTGCGCTCGGCCTTCGTGCACGCCACGCGGCTCTGCTCGGAGCCGTTCTTCTTCGCCGACGGGCGGCTGGCGAGCTGGCGCCCCAATGCGGCGCTCGAGACGATCGTGTTCGGGCGCGAGTTCGACGCCATGGGCGTGGCCGCCGCGATCATCGCGCCGGCCTACCTGCCAGGTGGCGTAGTCGGCGCTGTGTGCTGGGCCTCGCCCGAGTCGAAGCCCGACCTCGCCGAGACCTTCGCGACCCACGCCGGCGGCCTGCAGGTGCTGGCGCTACGGCTGGTGGCGACCTACGCCGAGGCGGCCGGCCTGCGCACGCCGCCGGTGGCGCGGCTGACCCGCCGGGAGATCCAGTGCCTGAAGTGGGCCGCGGCCGGGAAGACCGATCATGAGATCGGCCAGATCGTCCGCATCTCCTGCCCGACCGTGCGGTTCCACCTCTCGAACGCCGCGCAGAAGATGCAGGTCAGCGGCCGCTCGCAGGCGGTGCGGCGCGCCGGCTCGCTTGGCTACATCGGACGCGACCAAGCCTGAGCCGGACGTATTTGTTCGCATTTTGTTCTTGACACGCCTGCGCGTTTTCGGTAGGATTGTGTCAGCGTTGATTGGTGCGCCTCGGCCGTTGGCCCAAGAATCACCCGATGCGCGGCTGTAGGAACCGGCCCTGAGGTCTGTGGGTTCGGCCCACATGCGCACCCCCGATCAAATGTTAGGCGAGGCGGCGGCCGAACGGCTCGCGGCGGTGGTGAGCTATGGGCCGGACAAGGCCCGACTGATGGCTCAGGCCGAGACGCTGAGGGCCCAGGCGCGCGCCGCCGAGGTTCGGAGTTTCGCGCCGAGGGAGCTGCGGTCACGGCGCTGAACCCGGCGCCGGAGGAGGTGCTGCGACGGCCGCCGTCCGAGACGGGCGGGGATGGGCCGGACGGCCGAAGGGCTCGCGAAGGACCGCCGCTGCGGGGACATGAAGGCGCGCCTTCTCCTGAACGTAGGATGACTTAAAGTCACGCTATTACAGTCGGTTACCCGACATCCAGAGCCGTCCCGGCGCCAGCCTGGGCGGCCTTCTCGCGTGGAGTTCCGCCATGACGGAGACATTTGAACGGCCGGCCGCGGCCGAGGACAAGAAGCTCTCGCCAGCCCAGGAGCTGAAGGCGGCGGCGCAGGAGATGCGCGAGCTCGCGCTCAAGACGCTCAAAGCCCTCATGGAAGGGGAGGGCCAGCACTCCGTGAAGCTGGCGGCCGCCCGCGAAGTCCTGGACCGCGGGTTCGGGAAGCCGCAGGCCAACAAGCGACGCAAGGCGGCGACAGTGAAGCCCGCGAAGAAGCGCGGCCTGACGGTGATCGTGAAGCGGTTCAGCGATGTCACGCCAGAAGAGAAGGCGGCCGCTGAAGCGACGAAGCGGGGTGAGCTGTGAGCGGCGCCAGCGAGGGGCCGGGACCAATGGCGATCCTGCCCGGCGAGGATTGGGAGCCGCGCGACTATCAGAAGAAGCTATGGGAGCACCTCGAGAACGGCGGCCTGCGGGCCGACGTCGTGGCGCATCGGCGATGGGGCAAGGACGAGGTGGCGCTGCACTGGGCGGCGCATTGCGCGGCGCGCCATGAGGGGACCTACTGGCACCTGCTGCCCGAGGCCAGCCAGGGCCGGAAGGCTATCTGGGACGCGGTGAACCCGCACACCGGCGTCAAGCGGATCGACGAGGCGTTCCCGGCGGCGGTCCGAACGCGAACCCGCGATGCGGAGATGATGATCCACTTCGAGACGGGCTCGACCTGGCAGGTCGTGGGGTCGGACAACTTCAATTCGCTGATGGGGTCGCCGCCGCGGGGCGTGGTGTTCTCGGAGTGGGCGCTCGCGAAACCGGACGCCTGGAGCTACATCCGCCCGATCCTGGCGGAGAACGGCGGCTGGGCGCTGTTCCTGTGGACGCCGCGCGGGCGCAACCACGCGACCTTGGCGTTCGAGAGCCGACTGCAGCGTCCCGGCGAGTGGTACACGCTGAAGTCTCCGGCCACGGCCACCGACGTGTTCACGCCGGAGCAGCTGGCGCGCGAGCGGGACGAGCTGATCGCCGAGCTGGGCGGCGAGGAGGAGGGCCAGGCGCGGTTCGCCTCTGAGTACCTGGTGGACTTCGACGCCGCGGCGCCGGGCGCCTACTACGCGGGGCTGCTCGGCCAGGCGGAACGGGACCGGCGGATCGGCCGCGTCCCCTACGATCCGGCGCTGAAGGTCGACACCGCCTGGGACCTGGGCATCGACGACTACACCGCCGTCTGGTTCTTCCAACAGGCCGGGCGCGAGGTGCGCGCCATCGACTATTTCGAGACCACCGGCGAGGGGTTGAACGCCATCGTCGCCAAGGCGATCGCCGGCAAGCCGTACGTGTACGGAACGCACCACCTGCCCCACGACGTGATGGTGCGCGAACTGGGCGCGGCCGGCCGCAGTCGCTTCGAGACGCTGGGCGGCCTTGGCGTGGCGCCGATCTCCGTGGGCGCAGCGATGGATCCGGAGGAGCGGATCAACGCCGGCCGCCTGATGATCCCGATGACCTGGTTCGACGCCGAGCGATGCGCCGGCGGGCTCCTGCGGCTGCGCGCCTACCGCAAGCGGTGGAACCGGACGACGCGGACGTACGGCGGACCGCTGCACGACGCGGCGAGCCACGGCGCCGACGCCTTCGGCGAGTTTGCGGCGAACCGCGCCGGCGGGGCGAGAGCGCGCCGCGTCGAGCCGACCCGCGGGTCGGAGCCGCAGGGCTGGATGGGTTAAATTCCCGACACAACGCTCGCCTTCGCGTTGCAAGCAAGGCGCGGAGGGGTGGGTTTCCCAACCACAGGTCGCAATCCGCGGCGCTCGCATTAACGCCAACTTGGCGAACCCGGAGCATCCTGACCGCTTGTTTTCGGATCAAGCGATGTTCCGCGACTGGTTCGACGAGCGATTCATGGTGGCCGGGGCGCGGAGCTATCTGTTCTCGCCCGTGCGCGTCGCCGTGGCCGTCGTGCTGTGGGCGCTGATGGGGCTGTCGGTGGGCTGGCAGACCTCGGGTCTCTGGCTGCTCGCGGTCATGGCGGTCGAGGTCCCATTCCGGTCGGCGACCAAGCCGCTATGGCGGGGCGAGACCCTTGGGCCCCGGGGCAGCTGGATCCTGTTCTTCCTCTATCTGGTGGCGGTTAGCTCCTGGGCCTCCGCTGGCGCGATCCTTTGGTGTTCGGCTAGTCCGGCGTGCCAGCTGGCGGGCGCCGCATTCTTCGCGGGCCACCTGCTCTACGTGGAGACCCACCACGGACGCTCGATGGGCGCGCTGATCCCGACCCTGCCGGCCTTCGTCGGCCCGGTGGCTGCGCCGCTGGCCGTCGCGCACTTCCACGGCGTCGACCAGATCCTGGTCGAGACGGTGATGGCGGTCGTGGTCGGCCACGCCCTGATCAGCATCGGCGTGACCTACCTCGAAGGCCAACGGCTGATGCGCGCCCGGGCCGAGATGCTGGCTGCGCGCGACGAGGCGGAGATGGCGAGCCGCGCCAAGAGCGCCTTCCTCGCCACCATGAGCCACGAGATCCGCACGCCGCTGAACGGCGTCCTGGGCATGGCCCAGGCGATCGCCGCCCAGCGCCGCCTGCCGGGCAAGGTGCGCGAGCAGGTGGCGGTGATCCGCGAGTCGGGCGAGGGCCTGCTGGCGATCCTGAACGACATCCTGGACCTTTCCCGGGTCGAGGCCGGCAAGCTGGAGCTGGAATACATCCCGTTCGACGCCGGCCAGGTGGCCGCCGCGTCCCGCCAGACCTTCGCCCCGATCGCCGAGGGCAAGGGGGTTGCGCTCGAGCTCGTGGTCGAGGCCGCCGCGGACGGGGTCTACCTGGGCGATCCCACGCGCGTGCGCCAGATCCTGCACAACCTGATCTCCAACGCGCTGAAGTTCACCCAATCCGGGCGGATCGAGATCAGCCTGACCCGTGAGACGGAGGCCCTGCAGATATCGGTGAGCGATACCGGCATCGGCATTGCGCCCGACGCGCTGGCCAGGCTGTTCGGAAAGTTCGAGCAGGCCGACGCTTCGACGACCCGGCGCTATGGCGGAGCCGGCCTTGGCCTGTCGATCTGCCGCGAGCTCGCTGAGCTGATGGGCGGCTCGATCTGGGCGGAAAGCCAGCCGGGCGCAGGCTCGCGGTTCACGGCGCAACTGCCGTTGGAGCGGTTGGGCGAGGCGCCCGAAGCGTCGGCGGCGGACGCCGCGACGGACGGGACGCCGGCGCTGTCGGAGCGCCCTGTGAGGGTGTTGGCCGCCGAGGACAACGAGATCAACCAGCTGGTCCTGCGGACCCTGCTGGCGCAGGTGGGCCTGGACCCGGTGATCGTCGGCGACGGGCAGGCCTGTGTGGAGGCCTGGGCCCACGAGCCGTGGGACGTGATCCTGATGGATGTGCAGATGCCGCGGATGGACGGGCCGGCCGCGACGCGCGCAATCCGCATGGCCGAAGCCGAGCAGGGCC